GACAAGTCCTTATAGCAAGTCCCCAGTGCTCGAATAGTTTGACAAAGGTACTCATTATCACTATACTCGACGACTCGCTCGCGCGCTACGTCTTAAAGACGTTCGAGCGTGTACGTCGAGTATAGTGATAATGAGTACCTTTGTCAAACTATTCGAGCACTGGGGACTTGCTATAAGGACTTGTCAATGCTATACTCCCTGGGCAAGCATTATAAATAACTATGAAAGTACAATATCACATCTGGACAAAAAACGATATAAGAACGGTTAACAAGCTGTGGGATACAAAAAGCACAAGGGAGATTGCAAAGGAATTGGGAGTAGCACCGCAACAAGTAACTTATTTAGGTACACGGATAAGGCTAGCGGGGTTTAATCTCGCTAAGCGTTCGGCAAAGGGTCAAATGCTTACTATGATAAAAGAGGCACTAGGATAATATGCAACCAAAAACAATTAAGGAACTAGAGATTATGAGTTTTGACGGCGTAGTTGATTATTGCTTAGAGCTACAAAATGCGTATACAGAACTTTTTGAAGCGGCAGAAAAGGCGGTCAAGGCGTTCGACAGCTTAATGGAGAAGGAGTAAAATTAAAAGGTGCTTGCAGCATTAAGCCCCGTTAGGGGGCTTTTTGTTTTCTACCTCAATACGAAATATCAAACCAAACTTATATTCTAAATAGAGAAATACAAAGGTAGTGCCACAGAAAAAGCCTAAGATAAACAAAATCATATCGTGCGTATATGCTCAAGCACATCTTGAAAGCAAGTAGCAATGCAATATGTCCCGCCCGCCTGTGAGAACTTATCCCCCCAGTCTAATTGTTCGGGGCTAGTTTTCCCTCCTACCTTTTTAACTTCTACCGCCACCACTAACCCAGCGCAAAGGAAGAAGATATCCGCTGTCCCTTTCCTAACAAACTTATTTTTGCCATACCTGGGCTGTGAGATATTGCGCCAGCAAAAGTACCCCCGCCTATCAAGCGACTCTAGGATATCACGCTGTATTGCTGTTTCGTTCATAAACTACCATTTAGGAAACGTAAATAAAAGACTCCAGAACAGTGCTAATATAGCACCCCACCCGATAAGGTCAAGGAAGTACGCCAAGAGGTCGGTTGTTATCATAAAATCCACTTTCTAATTAGTAATAATGGGATAGAGAAAAACAAAACGTAAACGAGCACCTTAGCAAAGTACATAATGAAAGCAAAGGCAATATATTCTTGTATCATGTTAGTTTTTGTTATTAACACGAGTGATAAAGTACCAGCAGAAAAATACAAACACGATAAAGAAAAGCAGAAAGCCGTTAAACATATCTTGACCTGGATTCGTTACCACCCAGCTATTTGTTACCGTTTGAGCACAGGTAGTTGTAGCATAAAGCGTGTACCCCTGGTCGTCTGTAACGGTAGTAGTGCCGAGCACCGTATTTACTACAAGAGTTATGCCTGTAGGCGTTGTTGTTGATATGCAAAAGGTATCAGTGTTCATAAATTAAGCGTGGCTAGTGCGGGTAAAACTGCATGTGGCTTGTTCGCACAATTGCATAGTGTGCCGTAACTTAGGCGGTATGCCTTGCGCTATCTTTTGTTTAGTATCGAATATCTCGCAATATTGGCGCGTGATAAAAAACACGGTAGGAAAAATGCTTTTATGCTTAAATAAAGAGGTAGCACTATCGTACCCTATAGGGTCTAGCTCATCCATGGTACATACGCCCCATATCTTTTTTACAGGAGGCTTAGTTGCGGAAGGCCGGCGACTGCCCATTATTTTGCGGATATGAAACAGGCCACCGCGCCCGCCCACTAACCGCCTAAAGTTTACATCCACCTGGGAGAAGTCTTGCGCTGCGCCGTATATCTCTACCCCGCGCTTGCTGGATTGAGTAAGCCACCCGAGCGCGTCTGTGCTTAGGTCTTGCCACTTGCGGGCATTAAAGTATCGCCCTACTTCATCCATGATAATATCGCAATCATCCTCGTATAATATTTGGTCTAGGTCTTTCCAGTACATTATAGGAACGCCCATCTCTTTTGTAGCATACTCATAAAATACTTCCGAGAACTTTAGGTTACTTTTTATCACCCGCGGCTTTGGCCTCTCAATTTTATATTCCTTTAAAAAGGCCATAGCCCCATGCTTTTTATAATATTTTATCTGCTGTACATACCATGCACTATTCCTATGCACTAAATTAGCAGCCGTTTGTGCCAGCCTTAAAGACTTTCCGCTATCCTCTAACCCGCTAAATATTATTTTCATATAATTTTATTTCCCAACAAAAGGCAATCTGCGCCATAGCCAGTGTAAGCCTGTAAAACTCCACACCACAAACTCAAAACCTACCACCACACCGAGTGTACCGAGCATAACCCCGACAGGCAGTACATAGCTAAAAGCATTTAGTGCCGAGTTGATAGAAGTAATAGCACCCGCAAAAGTCGGAGGAAGGTTGCCTACTGGCAAAATAGCCTCCAAAGCGTCATAAAGAAAACCTACAAAACCGATAAGGATAGTTACTATCATACTATTGGCTTATTAAATATACGCTTTATCTCGTTATAAATAAAGCTCATGGCAAGGAGGATAAAAATAAACCCTATAAGGTCTTTTGCGAGGTTGCGTATCACATCGGGGTAGTATTGGCTTAGGGTACTAGTAGAAATAACGGTCAATTTTTGCATTTTTAGAGCCTGAGTAGAGCTACCAAAATCAAGCGTTAAGTTTACATAGTTACTTTCAGAGGTTGAAGCGGTCATACCTGTGAGTAGGGCTTGCGTTTGAGCAAACCAGCTAAAAGGCTCATGCGACAAAAGTATCGCTTGATTATTATTGAAGCCCTGGACAGCTTCGGCAGAGGGTACAAAAAGGAAAGCCGTAACAACACACAAACCGTTAGAGATAACCGCCCCTATACCAGTGCTAGAGGCGAGCGCATTATTGCAAAAATCCACCGCGCCGGAGAGCAGTATGCCCGAACTGGAGGCGGTAGGAGTTATTTGAAAGCTCCCGCCAGTAAGCGCAAACTGTGGGAAAAAAGGTTGTGTACTACTTGCGTTACCAGCATAAGATACACCCCAAGAAGGATTAGGAGTATTTGTACCATAAAAAACCAAGTCTTGCACCGATGAAGTATTCTGCCCGAGAGTAGCTACTATTTGCACGTAGTCGGTAGGTAATATGGTGCAAGTATTGAAGGACTTATTTATGGGGTCAAGCTGTACAAAAGTAGGAGGGGGTAAATGGCTACTCTCACCGTTCATAAAATCGGGATTAGCACCACCATTATATTGATTATTAAACTCACACGGGGTTGTAGTTGCAAGGGTAGTATAAGAGCTGTCTGTATAGCGAATTATATTTAGGTCGCCCACACCGTAAGCATAAGCACCCACCTTTGTGTAGGTGTACGTCATGAAGCCGTGAGAAATAGAACCCCCAAAGCCTGTACCCAAAAAAGCAGCGTATTGGTATGTAGCCGTTGAGCTAGTAGCTACACTTGCAACAATAGAGCCTTGACTTGCTATTAAAAAAGATTGAGCTAGCGATAAAGAAGGTAACAAACTAACCCCGAGTAACAACATACCAGAAAATAAAATACCGCCGACATATTTTTTCATTTTATTTTAAAATAATCCGTCTTTTTTATTCTGCTTGTGTATTAAGCCATGTATGCCACCGTCAGCCAACCAATCGTCATAAGTACGGCCTGTTATATACCTTTTTATATATCTAAACCCCATACCAAGCGCAAGCAATGCAACAACCAATACCAGTATATCCACAATAACAGGGTAAGCAAAAGCCCCTAAATCGGCAACCGCCCCGAGAGCCAAACCCATTGCGGTAGTTGTACCAAAGCCCATTATAATACCACCGCCACCGCCACCGCCACCGCCACCGCCACCTACAGTTAGGGCAATATTTACCCCAGTAAAGCTAGGGTCTGCTATACAATCGCTATATGAAAGGGAGGTGTCCCAACAACCGCTCACCCCAGCAATGCCTACAGCAGACACCATGTGATAAATGCCGGGTTGAGCGGGAGTATCTAACGTGCTAGGGAATCCGTTAGCATTCCAAGTGCCTGTATAGTCATAAGCCCCCCCACCAGTAACCCCAGCATAGTATACTCCACTAGGAGTATATAAAATTATCCCCTCATCATTATCTGAAAAAGTAGCCGTGGTAGTTATAATTGTACTACCGTCTGCGGATATCGTAGTTGGCGAAACGGTAAAATCCCCACTAGCACCACTTTGTGTATCCGCAAAAGCGACACCAGGCAATAAAAAAGTACCCACAAACAGAACGGCGGTAAGCCATGTATGTGGGTACCTTTTCATAGTCCGTTTAGAACTTGCGACCCGAAACGTGTTTCTTGACGTAACGAATACCCATACCAAGCGCGAGCAATGCAACCACAATGCCGAGGATAACAGGAATAATCGTTGCGAGTACAGAACCCAAATCACCAGTTGCGTTTACCACGATAGTCTGCGCGGTTGAAGTTGAGAGCGTATCGGCAAAAGCAAACAAAGGAGATACAAGGGCGAGAGTACCACCTGTAACTACTGCTATTTTAGTTTTGTTCATTTTTTTCAGAAGTGTTTTTTTTGACGGAGAGAGGCGACAGCCTTTTTTCTCGGAAGTTTCGACCTCTTTAATCGTTACATACTTAACCAAAAACACATAATACTTTTTTACCTGTGGATAAGATACTACAACACACGCGACTATAAATATAGGGGTAGTTATCCCCAGTTTATCCACACCCTAAAAAAGTTGCAAAGTAAAAAAAGCATGATAAAATGTCGGGGCAATGTGCCCGATGAGTCAGCGAATCTAAAGGGCGCAACAATGCACGACCGACCTCGGGAGGGAGTGAGTGCAGAGGCTCTTTTTTTTGTCCTCAAAAACAAAGAGAAAGCACTTAATACAAGACTTAATCCTTTCGCGCCGTATTGTGTCTTAGAGCAGAGTGTTTCACACTAATAAATACGCTTTACACATTGCAATATCTCGGATAAACTTGCCGTACACGCGCCGTGTCGGGGAGCACCCCGCACGAGAGCTTGCGCGAGTCGGCAAGTTTATCCGAGATATTGCAATGTGTAAAGCGTATTTATTAGTGTGAAACACTCTGCTCTAAGA